TACAAATAAGAAATTACCTTAATTAGCATAAAAAAAAGGGATTCAGAACCCCTTAAAACCTTATTACTGAGAAAGTACAGAAAATAAAAGTTTATGTTTAGTTTAAGTCAAAAATCAGAAAAATTTTTTCGATTACTTGGATATATTTTAATATTTCCATATATTTATATAAAAAGAAAATCTGAAAGGAGGTATTCAAAGTATCTAAAATTAGGGAGGGATTTTGTACTTTCTCGCTCCCTTATTATTGAAAAATGCTTCTGAAAACCCTTAAAAACCTTACTATATGAAAAACAAGTCAATCAAAAAGAAAGTTTTCCCAAATGGGAGAATAGAAATAGAAGATAAGAAGAAAGGTCTAAAGATTACGACCTACGGAACAAGTGATATTGTTTTTTGAAAAAAAAGGAGTTGAGAACCCTTTAAAACCTTACAAATAATAACCTAATAAAACCTTAAAATTATGTTTAAACACAAGTTTACTGGAATTATTTATTCTAATCGTAAAGAGGCTGTCAGAGTAATGGGACAAGGAAGATATAAGAGAGCATTAAAGAATTGCGAGTTTATCTTCGACTATGAGCCTCAAGAAGGAGAAACTGCTATTAATACAGTTTTCAGCAACAAAAACAAGTAAATCAATTAACCTAACAATTTTGTTATTTAAAACCTTAACTTTTTATGGAAATTAATAGGAATTTTGCTTTTACCCTTAACGTAAGTAGTGAGGGTTATGAAAAGAAAACAGATGCTATAGCTTGTCTTTCTTCAAAAGGAGCAGAAGCTATAGGTAGAAAGAAGATGTGTTTCTTCGAAAACACTTTAACTGTAGATGAATTCTTAGATTTGGCACAAAGTGGTCATTCATTCTGTGCTTTATATAGATTTGAAGAAGGCAAAAAATACTGGTACAGTAATAAGAAGGGACAGAAATATTGTGGTTATCCTTATTATCAGAGAGATAGTAAGACAGCTACAAAAGGAGGCTTAAAAATAGATTTTAAAAGGGATGAATATTTCTCTGGTAGCCAAGTGATATTTATTGATATTGATGATACTAAGTACACTGATATTAATGAGTATATAAGCCTTTTGACATTTAAGCCTACAATGGTTTATATGTCCTATAGTGATGGTAAAGAAAAAGGTGGAAAAATAAGTAGAAGATTTCATCTATGTTATGTATTCGATTCACTACTTAATAGTGATTATTTCAAATATTGTTCATCTACTCTTTCTGAGGCTTTAGTTAGAGATACTAATGAAGAATTGGAAGATAAATGTGGAGAGAAGATGTCTCAATATATGAATGGATGTTTTGGAAATTCTGAAAATTACAAAACTTATCATATTTATAATATTAATGATATAGAGATATATAAAGAGATAATAGAAGAAGAGAAGAATATCGTAGATGGAGAAGTAGAAGAGAATACTACTACATACTATAACGAATGGCAAAAAAATGGACAGCCTAATTCTGAGGTAGAAGAAGCCTTATATATTGAAACTACCAATGATATAGAAGATGCTGAAGAAATCTGTACTCCTTCTTTTGTAAATGATATGGAAAGATTAAGTTATGATGAATTTATGTACTATAATCGTCATAAGTATAATTATTTCTATAGAATGGAAAATAACGATTGGATTACAGTAAGTGATGGCGATTCTTCTTATCAGTATCAGTACATAGATGAAAACTACTTTACATTATACTATAACGTAAATAAGGTACAAGATGGTAACGAAAGAAGAAAGAAATTATATCAAAGAATGTGCCTTAGAAGAGTTATTAATCCTAATGTAGATGCAGATACTTTACTATTCAATGCTTATGAGGATTTGAATAGATATTTTGATAATAGTGGTGAAAATGGTGCTAATATTATCACAGTAGATGAATTAGTAAAGAATGTAGAATGGGCAATGTCTAAGACTATTGATGAAATAGAAGAGGATTTTTCAGATACATTAGAATATCTAAGGAGTAAAGCACCAAAGAGAGGAATAATCTATAAATTCCCACCAAAAGTATTTAGAAAGTTTGATGAAGAAACGGAAAAGTATAAGAATAGAAATAATATGTCCTTAGTAAATTCAGCAATTAAAGATGTTATCTGGGGATTAATAGGGGAATACTATGATTTAAATCTTTCAGTTAAAGAAAATCTATCTTTTCTTAAAGAAAATAACATCAATGTTAGCGAAAGAACTTTATATAGATTTTGTAAGGAAAATGGTATAAATACTAAAGGAGAAAAGGAAAATATAGACTCTCAGATGATGGAAGAGTATAACTTTAGTTTAAGTATAAGAGAAAACTTAGAAATTCTTAAAAATAAAGGATATAAAATATCTAGAGGAAAATTAGCAAACTTAGTAAAAGAATATAATAGTAATAAAGAAGCTAATAATAGTAGTAGTAATAGTAATATTATTTATAATGTAGAAGATAACACTAATAAATCTACTACATACTATAACGATTGGCAAAAAAATGGACACCAAGAAAATGAAGTAGAAGTGTATTCTGACTATGACGATTGGTTTATCAGAATGGATAGGTTAAGAAATTCATTAAAGGTTTCGTCTTTTTGAAGTAGATAAACAATTTTGAAACTAAATCTATAAGATTATGAAGAAGAAAGAAATAACAAAATACATAGAAGATGTAAGGAAATACTTAACCGAAAAATACGGAGAAGTATATCCACAATGGGAGGCAATAATCTTCTTACTACAAGATAATTTAGACTTATACTTTCAGTGTAGGCAGTCTATAAAAGATAACGGTATATTTGATTCAGATACATACAAGAAGAACCCTTTACTCTCCACTGCTAAAGATATTCAAGCTACCATAATTAAGCAGATTCAGCATTTAGGACTCTCACCATATAGCGTAAGCAAAATCAATATAGGGGAAGAGGACGATACTGATGACTATATAGATGCTCTGTTAAAGGGAAAAGAAGATAAGAATAGTAATGAGTGTAGATAAAAAATATACGGAGTATGCTGAAGATGTCATTAGTGGTAAGATTAAGGCTTGTAAATATGTAAAACAAGCGTGTCAGAGATTTATTAGTTGGTTTGACAAATATGAGTTTAGGTCAGAAAAAGCAGATGCAGTAGTAAACTTCATATATAACTTAAAGCACTCTGTAGGAAAGCACAACGGACAGAATTTTGAGTTATTGGATTTTCAAAAATGGATTGTTTATAGTATATTTGGTTTTTATTATCCTAACACTGATAAGAGAGTAGTTAACTACGTTTACTTAGAGTTAGCTAGAAAAAATGGTAAGTCAGCATTTATAGCTGCAATTTGTCTTTATATGTTAATAGCAGATGGAGAAAACGGAAGCGAAGTAGAAATGGTTGCTAATTCTGCCAAACAAGCTAAGATATGTTTTACGATGTCAAGTAATTATCTATCTTCTATTGACAAGAAAGGGAAATATTTCAAAAGATATAGAGATTCAATTAAATTTGATAAAACCAAGTCTATTCTACAGATTCTTTCGAGTGATGCAAGTGGAAATGACGGTTATAACAGTTATTGTTTCGTCTTAGATGAATGCCACGAACAACCCGACAGTAGATTATGGGATGTTATGTGTTCTAGCCAAGGTATGAGGGAAAATAGTTTGGGAATTATTATAACCACAGCTGGCTTTAATCTATTTGGGTTCTGTTATGGATATAGAAAAGTATGTAGTGAGATATTAAGTGGATTAAAAGAAGATGATTCACAGTTTATAGCCATCTATACACTCGATGAAGAGGATGATTGGGAAGATAAAGAAAATTGGATAAAGGCTAATCCCTCTTTAGGGCAAACAGTTAGTGAATCTTATTTAGAGCAACAGATAAAAAAAGCAAAAAACAATCCTTCTTTAGAAGTAGGTATAAGAACAAAGAACTTCAATCAATGGGTTAGTAGTTCTGATATATGGATTTCCAATGACTTACTTTTAGAAAGTTCAAAGAAGATAAACTTAGAAGATTATAAGGACAAAACAGCCTATGTAGGGGTTGACCTTGCAGCAGTAAGCGATTTAACAGCAGTTAGTCTTATGATACCGATAGATGGAAAATTCTATTTTTGGACAAAGTATTATTTACCACAGTCGGCATTATTTGATAACTCGAATAGCGAATTATATAAAGATTGGAAAAGAAAAGGTTATCTTACAATTACTGATGGAAACGTTACGGACTATGATTATCTACTATCAGATATATTGAAGATGAATAATATAGTTTACATAGATAAGATAGCTTATGATGCTTACAATGCTACACAATGGGCAATAAATGCCACAGCACAAGGATTACCACTAGAACCTTATTCACAAGCCTTATGGAATTTTAACAAGCCTACAAAGGAATTAGAAAGACTTATCAAAAGTGGTAAAGTTGTGATTGATGATAACCCAATTACTCGATGGTGTTTTAGTAATGTAGTCTTGAAAAGGGATTTTAATGAAAATATCAAGCCTACGAAGGGAGAAAATCAGCAAAAAATAGATGGTGTTATCTCAATGATAGAGGCGCTTGGAGTTTATCTCCAATCTCCTTTATATAACAATGAAATTTTTGTGGTATAAGAAGATTTTTTAAGTTTAGAAAATATTTATAAATATAAGGGAGAAATTAGATGAAAATTTTTGGACTAAATTTTGAAATTAGAAGAAGTAAAGAGGAAAAGAGAGAATTAGAATACATTAGTTGTAATTCGCAGTCTTTACCTTTTTCAACTGTTTACAACAAATATTCATCAAGAAATATTAGTGCAGTCTTTAGAGCAACTGAGTTAATTAGTGATTCTATTGCCATTCTTCCAATCAAAATAAAAGTAAAGAACCAAAACCATAAAGAGGAATTAGAAAATCACTCTTTGAATTTAGTTTTTGAAAATAAGTATGGACTTATGACAAGATATAACTTTATCAAACTACTTATTCAAAGTGTTATACTAAGAGGAAATGGTTTTGCTTATATTGATAGGGCAGATGATGGAACTGTTAAGGCTTTAAGGTATCTTGAAAGTGATGAAGTAAATATCTTTTATAAGAAAGGAAAAGAAGTAAATCTGTACTACACTTCACCATACATTAAGGGAAGAATAGAGCCTATTAATATGATTCATTTGGTGAAGAATAGTGATGATGGTGTAAATGGTATATCTTTACTTTCTTATGCAAGTAGAAGTATTAACTTAGCAAATTCAACTGAGAATAGTGCAAATAATTTCTATGAAAGTGGATGTAATCTTAGTGGTGTTCTAACAGTACAAGGTCAGTTAACAGATAAACAGAAAAACGACATAAGAACGAGTTGGAATAGTGCTTACACAAATGGTGGAAGTGGTTTAGCTATCCTACAAGGAAATATGGAATATAAACCTATTCAACTTTCGGCTAGTGATTCTCAACTTTTGGAAAGTAGAAGTTATAATGTTCAAGATATAGCAAGATTCTTTGGCATTAATCCCGTTCTATTGGGTGATTTATCTCACTCTTCTTACTCTACATTGGAAGCAGCACAGCAAGAGTTTTTGCTACATACATTACAGCCGTATATAGTAATGGTAGAAGAAGAGTTTACAAGAAAGCTAACTAAACCAAGTGAAAGAAACATTGAAATTAATTTGGATGAAACAGCTATCTTAAAGACAAATAAGGATGCATTAGCAAACTACTATGCTACTCTACTTCAGAATGGAATTTTATGTCCTAACGAAATTAGAAAAGAATTAGGACTATCACCTATTGAAGGTGGGGACGTTCATATTTTGCCATTCACTAAGGTTGAAGATAATATTATTGGTGGGAAGAATACGTAAATCAAAATACTATAAATAATGATGGAAAATGAAATTAGAAGCATTAACGGTGAGTTTATCGCTGATGAATCCAAAATGGTGATTGGAAAAGCTATCTGTTTTGAAAGTCCATCTAATGATATGGGTTTCATTGAAACTATTAAGAGGGGAGCAATTAGTCAAGAATTACTTGATAATTCTGATGTCTTTGCAAGAATGAACCATTCAGATGATTATGTTCTCGCAAGAAGTAAGAAAGGTAAAGGCTCACTTACTCTGGAGTTAAGGGATGATGGTGTTTACTACTCATTTCAAATACCTAACACAGAGAAAGGTAATGAACTCTTGGAACACATTAGAAGAGGGGAAATCTCAACATCCTCTTTCGCTTTCAGAGTAGCAGATGAACCTAATGCAGAAAGATGGTATAAAACAGAAGATGGTGTTATTCATAGGGATATTAATAAGATTGGTTATCTAGCTGATATTTCACCAGTATTTAGTGAAGCATATTCCGAAACTTATTGTAGCCTTAGAGGGGAAGATATGGTTAAGACTTCACAAGAGATTGATTCGAAGATGGACTTACTGAGAAAGGAATTAGAAGAACTATGAGAAACAGTTTGATTATTAAAGATGAAAAGAACCAACTTAAAGAAAGAAACATAGCGATTCTTGACAAATGTAAGTTGGAAATTAGAGATTTCAATGAGGATGAAAAAAGAGAATACGATTCCAACATTGAGAAAATTAACGAACTTAATGAGGAACTTAGAAAACTGAACGAGTCCCTCAACAAAGATGAAAACGAAAATAAATCTAACATTAATTTAAACAAAATGGAAACTAAGAAGAGTGAATTTAGACTTTTGAAGGCAATTAATGATATTGTCAACAACAGAAATCTTGACGATACAGCAAATGCAGTAGTAAGAGCTGGTATCGAAGAAATGAGAAACAGTGGACTTTCTTTTGGAGGTCAGATTCAGTTGCCAACTGAAGAGAGAGCAGCTATCACAGTATCAACAGAACACGATGATGTAGTAGCTACTGATGTTTACAACGTACTCGAACCACTTCGAGCAAAGAATGTACTCGCAGCAGCTGGTGCTAAGTTCTTAACTGGTTTGGTGGGTGATGTTGACTAACTTACTGGAATGCTGAGCATCTTAATTCAGAAATGAGTTAATCACACAAGCAGTTGTGTGAACCCTAATAAATATAACTACTTAAATTGCAAGAATACCCTAAAGCCTTTTATACCACAACAAAATCTGAGAAGGTAAGTGTGATGGTCGCGAAAGCAGAAAAAAATAAAAGGATGGTGCAAGGTTAAATCCTAAACACTGTTTTATAATGGGCAATTTGCAGCCAAGCATCTTTTTAGTGAAAAAGATGAAGGTTCAGAGACTATCCCATTACGGGAGTACGTAGAAAGTTCTACGGAAAGAGGTAGCATCCTTAAAGGATGATAACATAGTCCAAACACTTATGAAAGTGAGTGCAGTTCTCTGAACTGGTTTATAATTAACGACTATAAATAAATGATATTCTTATGGAAAAGGGAGGAATTTATAAATGGACAAGCCCAAGTGGAAAATCTTATATTGGGCAAGCAATAAATTTAAAGAAAAGATGGAGGGAATTTAGAAAACCCTCAACAACACCTTATACTGGAAAAGGTTCTGCTATTGATAATGCAAGAAGAAAATACCCAGATTACGATAATCAGTGGAAATATGAAGTTCTCGAATACTGTAAAGAAGAAGAACTTGATGCGAGAGAAACTTACTATATTGATTATTATGACACCTATAATAGTGGTTATAATGCTACAAGAGGTGGTGATGGGACAAAAGGCAGAATTATGGAGGAATGGCAAAGAGAAATCTGTAAAAATACCGCTAAACACACGTGGGAGCAAGGCAAAGGAAAATCTTGGCTTAGTACAGAAGAAGGTGCAGAATGGCTTAGAAATCATAAATACCTAAGAACTGATGCTATAAAAGAAAAAATCAGTAATGGTTTAAAAGATTACTATAAAGACCACAATAATTCAAGAGCCAAAAAATGTAAGGTGATGGACTTAGAAGGAAATTTTATTGCTGAATATGACTCTATCAATAAAGCTGCAAAAGCTTATGGTGTTGACCAATCAACTATTGTTAGAGCAATACAAAATAATAAACCTTGTAAAGGTTTCCTATTTTCAAAGGAATAAAGTCAAGTTCCAGTAATGAGCGCAAGCAACGTAACTTGGGAAGGTGAAACAGCCGCAGCTGGTGATGGTGCTGGTGCATTTACTTCAGTAAAACTTACTCCAAAGAGACTTACTGCTTATATTGATGTATCTAAGCAGTTCTTAGTACAGACTTCTGAGAGTGCAGAAAGAGTTATTCGTGAAGATATTGTAAATGCTATTAACACTAAACTTGAATCAACTATTCTTGGTTCTGCTAATGGTAGTGCTACTCAGCCAGCTGGTATCTTCTATTCCGCTACTGCATTAGGTTCAATTGCAGACTTCGGTGATATTTGCGACTTAGAAGCAGATGTTGAAGATGCTAACGTTCTTGGTGAGTGCAAGTATATTATGTCTAACAAGGCAAAGGCAGCACTTAGAGGAATGTTGAAGGGTACTAACAACACTGGTATGGTATTTGAAAACGGTTCAGTAGATGGTACTCCAGCATTCAATACGTCTAATGTAGGTGGTAAGAATATCGCTTATGGTGATTGGAGTAATCTTGCTATTGGTCAATGGGGGGCTATCGACCTCACACTCGACCCATATACACAAGCAGCTAATGGTAAGGTAAGACTTATCATCAATGCATTCTTCGATGCTAAGGTACTTCGTACTGGTGCTATTAAAGTTGCTACAGTAGCCTAATAAGAAATAAAAAATATGGTTGATTATGTACGTAGAATTAGCACAAATTAAACGACATTTGAACATCAATTCGGAATTTACTGAAGATGATGATTACTTACTCACTTTAGCAGATGTTGCAGAAAAAGCCGTAGAGAAACATATCAACCAAAGATTAAGTTCAGTGTGTGAAGAAAATGGTGGAGATTTACCTTCACCACTTCTTCACGCCATCTTACTATTTATTGGAAACTTATATCTTTCGAGAGAATCTATTTCTTATTCGAGTGTAACGGAAGTTCCAATGTCTTACAATTACCTACTCGATTTATACAAAAATTATAATAACGAAAACTTAGATGTGTAATGAATGCTGGAATACTAAATGAAATCATTGAAATCTACGAACCAAACATAACTATTGATGAATTTGGTAATCAGCATACAGACTACATTAAGAAGTATGAAACGAGAGCCTCTGTAAGTCATAGAAGCGGAAGTAGAGAAACCACAAATGATGAAGTTATCTATGTATATTCAAAGACTTTTAAAGTTAGAATGTACGTACCTATCGAAGAATTTGATTGGATTAAATATAATGGAAAGTTTTGGAGAATTCAACAGATAGAAAAAGATAAACCTAAACAGCAATTAACTATAGAAACGGAACTAGTAAATGATTGAAACTAATGCTACAAAAGTCTATAATCAATTCTTAGAACTATCCTCAAGGGAAATGAAGAAGAGTCTTTCAAGTGGACTTAGAAAAGCACTCACTGCTGTTAAGAAAGAGGGAGTTGTCAATCTTAATTCTGTTATTAGAAATGCTAATAAGAAGAATCCTAAATACAATGATACCTTACAAAGTGGAGTAAGATTAACAAGAATTTGGGAAAATCAAGATGGCGCAATTGTAGGAAAGGTTCTCAATACATCAAATAGAAAAAGTGGTAGTGGCTCATTTCGTTTGCCTATCCTTGAAAGTGGTTCTTATAAAGTAGGAGAAAGATTTGCAAAGACATATAAAGGAGTACCCTTAAAGAAGAAAAGAAGCACGGGAGTTTTGCAAGGGAAATTCTACTTTAAGAAAACAATGAATGAGATGGAATCTTACTATCAAAGTACGATGAATAAAGCTATAGAAGATGCAGTAAATAAAATTAATAGAGGATAAGTATGACAAATTCAATTTTGATTGGTAAAGCTATCTACAATGTCTTAATGGAGGATGAAACTATTCAGAGATACGTAAGTGGTAGGGTTTTCCCACTTGTTGCTGAACAGTCAACTAATTACCCTTTCATAGTTTATTGGAGAAATGGTGTTCAGAGTGTGAATTACACAAAGGATGGTTATGGTGAAGATTCAGTAGATTTTACAGTATTGGCAGTTTCAGATAAATACCAAGTTTCCGTATTGATAGCTAACCTAATTAGGATGGTTCTAGAAAAGAGAAGGATTATAAGTGAAGATATGCTTATTACCAACGTAAGATTAGTTGGGATAGATGAAAGTTGGAGTGATAATGCTTACATTCAAACTCTTAACTTTCAATGTACGGTAAATTCAAAATAATTAAATAAATACTATAATAAATATGGCACAATATACACCACAGAGTATTGTAAAAGGTGATGACCTAATGTTATTTGATGCACAAGGTCATTCTATCGCTTATGCAACAGCACATACGCTCACAATTAATGGTGATACTACAGACACTAGTTCAAAAGACCATAGTTTGTATGGAGCAAGTGAAGTAAATAAGATTACTTGGGAGATTACTTCAGAGAATCTTTATACAGATAATGCTTATGATACTTTGTTTACTTCAATGATGACGAGAGAAGCAATTACTGTTTTCTTCGGTCATAAGACAGAGAATGACCCAACCAAGACAGTAGCAGATGGAGATTACGAATATTGGACTAAAACAACTACTGGTTGCTACACTGGTAAGGCTTTTATTACATCTCTTGTAGCAAATGCCAACACTGGTGAAAATGCAACTTTCAGTATCACATTAACTGGTAATGGTAAAATTACTAAAGTAACGGTATAATAATTACATAGTAATTTTAGATGAAGGCTATTAAAAGCCTAAGGGAGGCAATAGTCAAAAAACTATTTCCTCCCACTTTTATTTTAATGAACTTAATTATTTGATTGGATATGAAACTTAATATAAAAGGAAACGAGATAACTTTGAAGTATTCTTTTCGTTCAATGATGATATATGAAAAGATTGTTGGAGAATCATTTCAGCCTACTGGAGTAACGGAAGTGATAGTTTATCTATACTCTACGATACTAGCTTCAAAGAAAGGAATAGACCTATCATTTGATGATTTTGTAGATTGGTTAGACGATAATCCAAATGCTATAAATGAGTTTAATGAATGGCTATTATCTATAATGGATAAGAATGGTTATATCAACCAGAGAAATGAGAATGGGGAGGTCATAGACCCAAAAAAAGTCTAATATTCCATAAGTTCTTTAGGGTACTATGCTTTGAATTTAAGGTAGTATCAGTACCCTATTTTATGGATGAAATGGAAGAGTATGAGTTATATGAGATAATCAATAATCTTCGATATTTAGAAAGGAATGATTGGGAGAGAACAAGACTTAGTATTTACTCCAATGTTCAGATGAATACTAAGAAAAAGATAACCCCAAAAGACATACTAACTTTTCCTTGGGAAACAGAACCTAAAGAAGAAGATAGTAAGGAGATTTCAAAAGAAGATATTGAACGATTAAAAGAAAAATCTAAACTAATATCGGAGAAAATAAATGGCAAGTAAATATACAATTCGTG